AAATTTTGAAGCTACATCGCCTATTTTTTTACCTAATCCTTCTGCCTTTTTATCTATTCCTTCTAGAGTTGCTTCTGTATTATTATCATTTAATAAAATTTCACCAAATAAAGAGAATATTTGCAATGTTTATACCTCCCTTCTCAAACAATAAAAAGCACCCAAATAGGTGCTTCAATCTGCAATTTTAATATTTACTTTCCACAAGTCTTATTACTTCTTCAGCATCTTTTAAAATTTCTTCTGTACTAGGTTTTTCAACTTTAATATTTTCAACAGTTTTAAAAGCATCAGTCTTATATTTTTCAAATGATACAAAATTTGTATTATCCATTCTTCCAAATTCAATTAACCATTGTTGCCACAATTTCTCTTCTGCCTCTTTTATAGTTGCATCTAAAAGTAACTTTGTAATAGTTCTTAATTTTATTTTAGAAGAAGAATTTATTCCATATTGGCTATGCAACAAATTTAATGTCCTAGAATATCCTGTTACATAGCTTGTTTGAAAAAAGACATAGTTTCTTTATCAGAAAATATGCTTTTAATTGTATTAACTGTCTTTATGAAGCTCTGAGCTTTGACTTCTTCAACTGTTTTATCTTCAAAGATTGATACTATTTCAAAAACTTCTTCTTTTACTTTTGTGGAATTTTTTAATATATATTTAAATAAATCAATACCCAACGCTTCTTTATCATTCTCATCTTTGCCTTTGGTTTTAGCAGCAATCTTTTTTCTATAGGCATCTAAATCCAATTTATCATATAAAGTAACTACACTAGGTAGCATATCAAAAGCTTTTTCTGTATTAAACATATTATTAATTACCTCTTTTCGTTTTTATAATAAGAAAAGCACCCCCATTAAGAGGTGCTTTAAAAAATTTATAGATTATACTACTGGTTTGGGGTATCTGATTTCGTAGGGCAGAACAGTTGGAGTAGCAGGATCGCCAAAAGCAGTAAATGTAACTGGTAATGTATTGTCTTTGTCATCGGCAGTTTTAAATTTTAAACCATCTGTATTCAATACATTTTTGAGAATAATTATTACAGGTTTTAAACTCCCTGAAATCCTACCAACTAAAGCAATATTATCTAAATAATCAGTATCAGAAATGGTTGTTTTCCCTGTGATAATGTCATAATCAACATCTGTAATAATATCAACATCACCTAGCAACGCCATTTTTAAGATATCAGTCGTTATTTCCAAAAGATTTGCTTTTAGTGAAATTTCTATATCTGTAACAACACGCAATCCTTTTTGTAGTCCCTTAAGTCCGTCAACTTTTATGTCTCTTGTTTTTACCGCAACATTGAACTCGTTTCCTCCAGATGTTGCAGAAATTAACTCTTCTTTACCTACAACTCCATAATTCTTATACAAAGCACCTGAATCAATAACTAAGTTATTTGGTGTAGTGGACGAATAGCCTACAGTATTTGTACTATTTTCAGCCATTTATAAAACCTCTTTCCTATTTATAATAAACTTTCATAACATATCTTAATTGTCTTCTTTGAATATGTGGTTCTGGATCGGGTAATGATAATCTGTATGGAGTATTTTTATTTATTGATGCATTCATAACTAAATCATTATATTGCAATCTATTTAACGCCAAATTAATTGCATCGACCAATCCTTCAATTTCTCTAATATCTGTACCTTTGTTATCCCATATATCAATTTCTACTAGAACATTATCTGAAAAACTATTGTTTGGAACAATATTAGGAATTTTTATCTCAGTATAAGGATATACCTTTTTACCATCTTCTGGATAATGACCAACAAACGTGTTACAGATATTTTCAATCTTAGAATTAATCAAAGTATATAAATCAGTCATTAATCACTCCTCCAATTTTAATTACCAATTCTATCTCTAAATATTGCTTCAGCAACATCTTTTATTTTAGGTATGCTTTCCATGATCGCAGGTTCTAAAAATGGCTGCGCAGGTTGACCAATTCCTTTTTCTAGAAATAATCCATATTTAGCATTAGGAGTAACGCCAACCTTGACACCTTTATTATTTGGCATCAATTCATAGACTTCTGACCTTCTTAGATTGCCTGTATCTACTTTTGTCCTAGATTGAGCTTCAGCAACTACTAAAGTACCAACAGTTTCACAAAACTCTTTTTTGCACAAATTTAAAGCATCTAACACTTCTTGTCTAAAACTTCTATATACCATTGCAAACAACCTCGAAAAATCCACTATCCCAAGGAATAGCTTTAACTTCATATTTTTCAACAACATTTTGTGGATTAGTATAGTAGAGTAATGTACCAATCTTAATATCGTAATCTACATCCATAAAAAAAATCCTTTTAGTAACTTCTAAATCATATCCATATGTTTTCAAAAGTAATGCTTTACTATATGGCTGCATATCACAATAAACATCCTTAACCCTTGCTAAAACTCCTTGAATAGTTATACCATTTACCTTAGTAGCAGGTAAATGGTTGTATACTTCTACTTTATAATTCGTAATCATACCTTCTCACTCCCATCATTCTCATGTATGGAGAAGGTAATAATGCCTTAACACTTTCCTGTAACCCATCTTCATAAGTTCCGCTTATTGAACCTTGTCCAAAGGATTTAATACCTTCATTTCCCTTCTTCCTGTAACATAAAATCACATACTCTATCAATGCATCGGCATAAACTACTGCAACATCAATAGGTAGCGTAGGAGGATCAGTAACAGGAACATTAGGAGCATTCATATAGTTAGCGATTAGCGTAGTACCTTTGCGAATATAAATATTTAACAAAGAATCTCTAGAAAAATCTGATTCCATTCCTAAAACTGTTTTTATATCATCTAATAGCATAACCTACCCCCTAAAAAAGAAAGGGAAGGCTTACGCCTTACCCTTCTTAACTTCCTCTACAATTGCTATTACTTCTTCGAATCCTTGGGATATTAATTTAGCTTTTTCAGCTTCCGTTTCTACAATCTGATGGACATTAAGCTTTTTTAACTCGAAGCCCATATTACACCAATGCTTCCTTGATATTTACCTTGAGCGTAGGATATTTGTTGTCTAAAATAAATAAATCATGGTATTTTCTGTAGTCCAACTTCCACGCGTTGGCTCCCTGATTTATATTAGGATCAAAGATTCGCATAGTATCGGTTTTACACACTGCAATAGCTGTATCCTGCGCCATGATAATCCAATTTATATTTTTCGCTGTTTCTGCTGGTGTAAATCCAAATTCAGTAGAACCATCAGCGAATACATAGGCTGTCTTCATCAATGCAGAGGGCACTTCGATAATCGGACATTTATCTAGTTTTGAAACTTCTAGATCAATGTTCGCTCCGGTTGTCATGGTTCCACTTTGTATCGCACCTAAGCCACCAACAGTTAATTGCTTAACAATTTCAGCACTGTTCTCTAGGACGTTAAGCGTAGCTACTGACATGATGATTAATAAAGGGATTCCGACTCCAATTACATCCTGAATACCCGCAATATCTGATCTAATTTGGCTCAAGATATCAGCTTTTGCTGGAGTATAACCGCCTGAAACACAAGAACCGCCTTTCGCGATAGCCAGCGATGCAATCTTACTTAGGCGATAGGCATCCACTTCTGGGATAACTTTGGTTCTTTGAAATTCTCCCATCAAGTCCATTGCGTCTAAAGCAAATGTTGTCGCTCTGTCTTGCCCCATTACAAATGTCTCGAACTCTAAGGTTGCTGATCCTTTTTTAAATCCAGCATCCCGATCATAATTTCCTAATCCACTCATAGAAAGTTTTGGAACCTTTACCGTGTTACCACCTTGATAACTTACAAGTGAAACATTGCCTTCCATGAATCCCGTAACCGCTCCAGCTACGATTTGCTTATCTAATTCCTGTTGAAATAACGTTGCATATGCTAAAGTATTAATTGTCATTTTGTATTACCTCTTTCAAATATGTTAGTGCTTTTTAAGGAAGCCTGAAACCTATTTCATCCACTTAGAAACTTCTGCTCTCATTTTTTCATCAGCAGTAAGATTTGTCTTATCCCCATTTGGAGGAGTATAACTGTTCGATTTAGCGAACTCAGTTCTGATTTTTTCATCATGAGCAGCAAACAATTTAGTAAGAGCTTCCACATTCTTGTTTGTTTGTTCTTCGTCTGCTCCAACCATGAAGTCTACAAGCTCAGACGGTAATTTTGCATCCTGGAATTGCTTGAGTGTTTTATTCGTTAAATCTTTTCTTGCGGAATCGCTTTGCATTTTATCGAGCTGAAACTGTAACTTGTTTAGCGCAATATCTTTAGGATCTGCTTCAGGATAAAGCTCTTTAACCTTGGCAGAAACTAAGGTATCTAGATTGTTCGCCTTCCAAGTCTCAAGGCTCTTTGTGGAATGCTTATCGCGTTCCGAATCCATGAAGCTTTTAAAATCAGCATCATTTAACTTTCCTTTAAATACCTCCAACGTGGGTTGTACCTCCACCTTAAAACTATTTAGGTAAGTTTTAACATCTTCGTTTTCTTTATTGGCCTCCAAGTATGTGGTGATTTCTCCGATATTTTCAATTGTCATAATATATTTATCCTTCTTCCTGCCCCATCTAACTCTTTACTGAACTAGAGACGCAATTGTTTTTATTAATTATTGGACATACAAAAACACCCTATAAAAATAGAGTGCATTTAAACTTTTATTCCCTTGTCTTTTTTCCAAGTTTTATAATCTACATTTGGTATCAATTTTCCAGTTATATTATCTTTTCTTTGAGTTGGACTCCACCCATCATAGGGAATATTAGCATAATATGACCTGCAAAAAGGATGTGCGGGAATTTTAGGTTTATTTGGATCATCAATATTGTAGATTTTTGAATCATGTTTTTGACAAAATTCAGACGTTTTATTATCTAACGTTGCAGAATACATTTGAGTTTTAATACCTGTACTCTTAGCAATATCATTTGTTGCTTGAGTCTGAATTCTAGCACATTCGGTAACCACTAGTCTCTTAGACTCATATGCACTAGTATTGAAGGTTGTTTTTATTTCTCTACCTATCTTATCAACAGATATTTCACCTTTAAACGCTCCAATAAGTGAAGCTTGTAGTTTATCTATCATAGCACCCTTGTTGGCCCATATACGGTCACTAAAAAGCTTTTTTTCAAACTTAGTATTAACCGCTTTATTGATAACTTCTGGCTTTAGGATATTGAATTTTAAAGATGCTGCCATACCCTCTTCCAATACCCAAGCATTCATATAATATGTTGTGGTATAAACTTCCTCCAAGATGGACGTAACCGCTCCAACTTCACTATTTGCTAAAGTAATGCCCATCTCTTTCAATTTAGCTTTCATTTCAACTGATAATTTACTTTGCTGCTGCCTAGTAATTTTTAACATTCCATTTTCAGTATCATAATCAACAAACATTTTTCCAATCATAGATTGAAGTTCTTCCAAAGAAGCTTTTTGCTTGGAGTAAACTGATTTCATCATATTATCAGGAAGACTTTCACTTTCAAGTTTTATATCTTCAATCTTGCTTTGATATAATGGATCAACTGTGTCGGACATTACTCACCACCACCATTAAGTAGTGTATTGCCTACGCTATTAGCCTTATTTTCTGCTTGTGCTTTTTTAACTTCATTTTGAGGATTATCAATAAAACTAAATAAACCTAAAGCTGTCTCTGTACTTAATTTATCACCTAATGCGGTCACAATAGTTGCATTGGCAATGTCATCCTGGGGTATATTTGGTGTGAATTTTGCGTTTATATCCCTATAATCATAATTGAGTTTTTTTAAATAATTTACATATATTAGCAGCATCTTAATTCTGGTTTTTATACAGTTTGATAATGCTTTTTGATTTAACTTGCATTTTTCTTCAAGGGAAATTAATCTACTCCGCATTGCTAACGAACTTGTATTACTACTTGGAGCTTCATTGCTATTGATATGACAAGAAATCTGATAAAGTTTGTCTTCAAGGGTCTGCAACGTGTTCTGAATGAAAGTGTCGTTGATCTGTCTGATTAACCATGAAGCTGAACCATCTTTCCCCTTAGTCATCATAACTCCTTGCCGTTTCATTTCTGCTAAATCTGTATCTTGCAAATTAAGATTGTTAAGCACTAAATAAGAATTTCTAAATTCAGTAATTTCACTAGAAATATCCGAAAGATTCGTCTCAAATGCATCTTGAAGCGTTTTTAAATCTTTGTAGAGCGTATCTAACCAACCTTCTTCAGATACTACAGCTAAACCTACAGGGACTTCGCCAAAGGGGTGAGAAGTCCTTCCTAGCTCGTTAAATACCTCATCACAATGAATAATTTCAGCATCATTATATATGTCCACATAAATTTTAGTATCATATGGTTGACGGAATATATGAAGAAAAAATATAACATTGTCACAATTATCAGTATAAGCAATTCCATGTCTAGGAGAAATCACTCTTGAAGAAAATTGGGCATCTTTATCAATATAATATAATTCATATGCAGTTGAATAAATAAGCATATTCTTAGCTAAGTTCGCATCATGATCTGCTTTCCAATGAGCTGTATTCAATCTAAGTAAATCAATTATTTTTTCATCACCTGAATGACTTGTATAGGTAATGTCATTGCCAACGGAGTAACTTACCTCTTCCTTGATAAATTTCTTAATGAAGTTAGTATCAATTCTTTTATTACCATATCTGTCATTCACATAACTATAAGTCCCTGCACCTTCTGTATCCAAACTTAGCTCATTAACAAAAATATCATCATACGAACCACTAGATGATACATTAAGAGAACTTCCTGTATCAGTAATCCCTAGATAATACATATACATTTTCATATTAACATGGTATTGGCGTTGAAAATTACTGAATACCTTAGTTAATATCTCTTTATTTTCCTTAACATCAAAAATATTTATCACCTTCCTCTTTCTAAAAAAGTTTTCTTCTGTCCATGAAGGTTATTTTATATACGATTTGAACGGAGTCAATTCTATTATTACATTCAGCCAAAATATCACACGCATCGTCATGTTCAGAAAAATCAACACCAGAGAACTCATGTATTTCATTAATGAAATCTGTGTCATTTTCATTGAAAATAATATTTCCTAGATTAACATCTGGAACCACTGTCTGTATTTTATCTTCTTTATTTTTGCGTTGACTTTCATTCTGCCACTCAATGTCTCTATTACATAGTTCATTATCTTTTTCTATGTAGCATTTAATTTTATCAAGATCCATTCCTAAATAAGTATTTTTTTCGATATATACGAGATTGATTTCAGGATAATTTCTAAGCAAACTTAAAACATGCTGAACATATTCTTCATATCCCTTTGTTGGATCTTTACTAAACTTAATTAGCTCACCTTTTCTGACATATTTAATCTCACCACTTTTACCCATGACACAAAAAGCAAAACTATCTGCATTAGTATTACTGCTTTTATTGCTAATACCTGCCGGATCAATTCCTAGCATACAGGATGAAAATGTCCTATCCTCGATATATTCTTCAGATTTTGTGATAATTGTAGTAAATACTTTCTGCCCTATCGAAGTCAAATCCGATTGAATTTCAACCTTGAATTTTGCAGGATTCTCAAAGTAATCTTTAGCAAGCTCACTTTTGTCCCAAAACGATTCCCATAATACAGGATAACTCATTTCTTTTTTGTTTAAATAATAAAAATTTTTTGCTTTTTTAACTCTATCCTCATCAGATTTTATTGATGTATCTGATAATATTGCTTTGTATTCTTGCCATAGAGGTTGAGCAAACAATTCATCTACATCATCTACTAATACACCTTTATCTTTTTCAAATGACCATGTAAGGCTATTATATAGTCTCATATAAAAGTCTTGGAGATGCTGAACGGTGCCAAAACCCAAAATGCAGGTGCCTTTGACAATAATTTCTCCTGAATCATTTGTTAAAGTTCTTTGTTTGGCATATTTTAAATCAGAAGAATATCTATCCCACTTGTTGTCGCGTCCCTGCTCAGTTTTTACATCGATTTTTGAATCTTGATAATCGTCCAAAATTATAAGGTCAGGGCGCAGGTTTAACTTTTCATTCTTAACACCTCGTAAACTGGATTCTGAACCATAGGCTTCAATTTGGGAATTATTAGTTAATTGCAGGACATCTTCATTGTTTTTATAATTTCTATCTTTTGAATTTATTAAAGTTCCAAATGATTTTGTGATATATGGATTACCTTCAATTACTTCTTTAATCTGTGATAAGAATTTTTTAGCTAGTTTACCAGTTGATGAGCATATGACTATCATCTTCTTTGTGCCATTCACAGCAGTCCAAACAGAACTACATAGCGTCCCAAAAGATGATTTTCCTATTCCTCTAGGAGCAAGCCATCCTTTTTGATCTATATTTTGATTGATAATAATGTCTTCAATATCCTTAAACATCTTTTTATGATAATCAGATATAGATGCACATCCTGGAGCACAAAAAATTGCTTGAAGATAGTACATTGCAAAAAATTCAAGATTGCGCTGTTGTAATTCCCACGCTATTGACCTTTCGCCAAAGAGGTTAGAGGAGTTCTTTTGAATTAATGCTATAGTTTTTTCATCTGCTTGTTGGGGATTGAAACCATTTTTTATATATTCCAATTTTAGATATTTATAGAGAAGGTAGCGATTGAAGGAATCATTGTCAGGAAAATCAATATTGTCAAATTTTTGTGTTGTCATATTTTATTTGTTTTCACCTCAGTTCTGTGATGGAGTGATTATGGTTTTTAAAAATTTTTTGAAAATTATAGAGTAGACTGTAGCGATTTATAACAATTCTAAATTAGAAGGTGGGGGCATCATGTAATCTTTACGAACATCACCTACCTATAAATAGGCATAATAAAAACACTTAAAGTGTCCACCAGTCGTGGATTTTAAGTGTCATGTTGCTCTCTATTGCTATACTAACTACTACACAAACCCTGAACACCGCATGAATGCTACATTCTTGGCTAAATATGAATGTTACACAAGTGGAATGTGTAACATTCGCCATTCTAAAGCATATGAATCTATACTATCTCTCCATCTATTTGAAGCACTTCATCTTCTTGGCATAGGTTCTTATACCTGTTTAGTTCTGCCTCTAACTGTAGGGCATCTGGTGGCTTCTCAGTGGATACTACAATGTCTATCTTGTCGGCCCAACGCTCCTTGGCCTTGTGTGTGAGCCACCATTGAGCATGTTTTGCATCACTTATAGATGCTGTTTTGATGGTTTTTACAAAGTCTGCCTCTGCCTGAGCTTCTGCCCCTACAATCCCCTCATAGAATTTAGTAAAAATACTTTTTTTACCATTTTCCAGATCCTTAATTCCTTGATTTATCCAACTATACCAAGCGTTTTCGCTCACACCCATTAACTTACAAACGATTACAACATAATTTCCATCTAATAGATATTCACATGCTTTATCTATAAATTCTTGATTTAACTTCAATTTTCTTCCACTATTTTCATTACCAGCCACTATTTTTCACCTCTTTTATCTATGAATTTAATATTCAGAGATAATAAATTGAAAAATGCATCTTAGAGCGTTCATCAAAAAACTTTTTAATAAAGTATTTGTTAAATTCATATTACGGATATTTATATTCGATTAAAAAAAAGCAACCTAATTAAAGGTGCTTTTGCGTTATGACTTAGTATGGGTTTAATACACTCTTCTACTAAAGAACAACGCCTAATGCTACTAATTTCATGTTGATATGAGTAATCAACATCCAAATTTCTGCTTGCTTCTCGGTGGTTTCTTTTTCAAGACTTCCTTTTTGAATTACTAAAGTTCCTAAATAATCATATAATTCTTTTGCTTGCTTTTGATTTTGTTTACTTTCTATTCCATTGAATATTTCAAAACGGGTTTTCTGTCTGATAAACT